CACTGCCGCCGCTCAAGGGTATCTGCCCGGCAAGCCCATCGCAGACGCGAACCCGCAACCGACGAAGGCGCTTTGCTGGAACGGCAGCGCGTATGCGGCATGCTCGAGCGCCAACGGCTTGAACACCGTCGCCCGCGGATCGACCAGCCTCGCAACCGGGCAGGTCAGCGTCGGAACGACTGCCGTCCAGGTCGTCGCCGCGCGCACAGGTCGAGCTCGAGCGACATTCACCGTCGGCGCGGCCAACACCTGCGCATTCGGCAATGCTGGCGTCACGACAACGACGGGTTTCCCGTTGCAACCGGTCGCCGGCGCCAATCTTTCTCTCGAAACCGGTGCCGCGGTGTTCGCTGTATGCAGCGCCACTACCACGGTCGGCTTCATCGAGACGTTCTGAGGAAGAAAAAGCATGCGAATTCTGCTTCTGGCGCTGGCCCTAATTGCGTCACCAGCCCTCGCCCAGGTCGGTTACCCGCCATCCCCGACCATCGACACCAGTCAGATCCCGACGAAATCAGAGGTCCAAACGGCGAAACAGGCGGCCGATACGGCTGCTGCTGATGCTGCGGCGGCCAAGTTGAAGGCGGATCAGGCCGCCGCCGCGGCATCCAGCGCGGTGAAATCGGTCAATGGTGCCACTCCGAACGTGTCCGGCGCGGTTACCGTCCCCGTTCCGGACACATCGGCGCTCGCGACCAAGGCGGAAGTGCAGGCTGCGGCGACTGTCGCATCGAATGCTGCGGCGGCGGCATCAACGGCGGCGTCGACTGCATCGACTGCGCAGACAGCGGCGTCGACGGCGGTGAAGACGATCAACGGTGCCGCACCCAACGCCAGCGGCGCCTTGACCCTTGCGATCCCGACGGCTTCGACTGTCATGCCTCCCTGCATCAGCGACGTAAGCGCCGCCGGCACCGCCGGGACAATGCAATTCGCGCCTTTCAACCACACCCATTGCTCCAAAGCTCGTAAGTCGGTCCTGACATCGGCGGCTGACGGGACGGTGACCTTCAACTACAGCGCCACGCCGTTCACGAACCCGCCCGTATGCGCAGCCGTCGCGGAAGTCGCTGCCGGCGTGACCGATGTGATCAACGTCCAGATTATCGGAACGCCGACGATCAATAGCGCATCGTTCCTGGTCAACCGGACCCAGCGGTCGGTCGTCTCACTGATCGGCCTGACGGTGCTTTCTGTCCCTGCTCAGCCCGGCGTGACGAAGGTTCACGCCATCTGTCTCGAGCCATGAGGCCTGGTGGACTAGCTTCGTCCGATCCTGGCGGAACTAGTCCACCCACACCCGCGCGCTTACGGGCGGGGGCGGATCCTTCGGGTGCCACCGGTGCATCGTGCGCTTGCAGCCCCAACAAGGGATCGCGGCCGGCGCGGGCTCGAGCACTTCGTCTTGGCATCCGCAGTAGCAGCTAAACGACGCGACCAGGTGGCAGTGATCGGCGACCGGTTCGGGCAAGCTGCAAGGTTTGCTTGCAGCTTCAGCCGGTTCTGGTTGACAGATCGGCTCGATTTTCGGTTCTGGTTGCGGCGCGGCTTTGACAACCGACGCCGGCTTCGCGGCGAAGTCGAAGAGGTCAGGCATCGTCGAACCCGAACAGCTTGTTGATCTCGGTCATGTCGACGGCGCCGGCGCGATGACGCGCATGGGCTGATCGCACCATCAGGTTCCAGAAGCGGTAGTATCGGGCGCGGAGATCATCGGTCCATCCGGTGCGCTTCGCCTCGCGAAAGAACGCATGGTAGGCGCGCCGACGTTTCGAGCGGGGCGGGCAGTAGCGCCGCCAGTGAACGGCGCAGATCCACGGTCCGTCCTGCCTGCTGGTGGTGTGCGCGCAACCTTCGATCAGACAGGTGGACATGGGTTCGGCTCTTCCCCGAGGATGTATTGCGCCAGGCGTTTCACGCGGCGTTCGTCGCGCACCTGCTGTGGCAACGCCTTGCCGGGATCCATGATGCCCCGGCCCTGATCACGCTTCACGCCGAGCATCGTCATCAGCACCGGATCGCTCCCGCCGTTGACGTGCAGATAGTGGTCGTTGACCTGCTGCGTCATACCGGGGCGGCGAAGGCGGCCGCGCAACTGCTTGTGGACCTGCGGCGACCAGTCGAGCTCACCGTTGACGAGATCCCAGCAATGGCCCTGAAGCCCGTCGAGGCCGGCGCCCGACCGCAGCGAGATCATCATGACGCGAGATCCGCGGCGATCCAGGAAGCGCTGGACGTTGCGCGCCTTGCCGGCGGGGCTTTCGGATCCGGTGTATAGCACCGGGTCGAAGTCGCGCAGCGCGTATCCCCAAATATCGTAGACGTCGCGGTGCCAGCCCGCGAGCAGCACGCGCGGACTCTCGCGCAGCACCATGCGAACATAGGCAGCGACCGACTTCGCCTTGGTGACGCCGGTCAGGTGCCGCATCTTCACGTCGAGTTCTCGCGATGCTCGGCCGCGCTCTTCGAACCGACCGGTCAGCACCGTCGTCGCCAGCATCTGTAGGAGCTCTTCCTCCTTCGCCAGGGCGATGCGGTCGAAGTCGAGTTCGTGCTCGATGATGTTCGGCGGCGGCATCGACTTGTCGACGGCCGGATCGTTCTCGTCGCGGCGCAGCAGCCATCCGGTGTTTTTCAGGAAGGATCCGAGCGCGTCAGGATCCTTGACCGCGCCGCCGGCGCCGCACCATTCGCGATAGAACTCGTCCCGTTCGCCCAGGACCGTGTCGTTGATGTACGACATGATCGTGTGCATTTCGGCGCCGTAGTTGTAGACCGGTGTCGCTGACAGGCCCATGCGGAAGACAGCGTTGTTCGACAGCTTGCGAGCCGCCTTCCCCTTGTCCGTGCTGTCGCCGGTACGCAGCTGCTGGATCTCGTCGTAGGCGCAGGACTTGAAGGTGCCGCGCTCGAATACTTCGACCCATCCGGAGATCATCCCGTAGGAAAACACGTAAATGTCGGCGACCGGCAGGGTGTACGGCGTGCTCGACTTGATCCGGTGCGCGCGCAGCGTCGTGAACTTCTCGACACGCTCGGCCCACTGACGAACCAGGTGGCTTTCCACGACGATGGCCATCGGCAGGGGAGCGCCGCGCACCGCCGCCGCGATGGTCGTCTCGGTCTTACCCAAGCCGACATCGTCGCCGAGCAGCAGGCCGCCTTGTGGCAAAGCGATCGCTATTGCCTGGTCCTGGTAGAGGTATGGCGCCTTGCCTGGCCGGAAGCCCGCGGTGGTCGCCGGCGGCGTCCAGTTGAGATCCAGCACCGCTTCGCGCGATGCCATTCGCTCGGCCATCCGATCCGCGCCCTGCCGCAGCAGTTCGTAGCACTCAGGCTTGGCCGCGAGGGGGTATCGGTCGGTGAACCACTTGATGTCCGCGCGCGTCTCATCGTTGTCGACCAGGACGTGCTGCGTCTTCGCGTGGTGCGCCTTGGGGAATAGACGCTTGAAGGCGACCGCGACGTGCGGCTCCAGCTGATCTATCCCCCACGACGTCCGGCCATTGTGATTTCCGAAAAGCAGCCGGCCATAGGTCTTCACAGGGCAGTTCTCGCAAGGTTGACGACGTAGATCGGCTTGTCGTTGACGGATGGCGGCACACCGCCGGTGCCGAGCGTCATCAGGACGAGCGAATCCACCTGGTCGTGGGTGGCATAGCGCTCCAGCTGCCGGAAGACGTGCCGCGCGGACATCTTAATCTTGAGCTCGAGCGCGATGTGCTCGTCGACAAAGAAGTCAACGCGCGACCCGGGGCTGAGCACGAACTCGCGCTTGAACGGCACCTTCTCGTCGGTAAGCACCTTCTCGACTGCCTCCTGGAGCAGCGTTTCATGCCCGAGAGGGTAGCTGAAAGATCCGAGCAGCACCGCCAGGTCGCGCGGGGTCACGACTTGCCCTCGTCCGCTTCCTTCGCTTCGACCGCGGCGATGGCGGCGTCACGCGCCTCCCGGTAGGCGTTCGGATCGCGCGCCATATTGCGATAGGTGTCGAACACGGCATGGTTCAGTGCCTTCGGCACGCGGCGCCAGTGCGGCCAGCACATCAGCTGCTGCGGCTTGGCGTGTGCGGTGCAGCCCTTCACCGGGCAGGGGTTGCCCCGGATGTTCTTCGGCAGCTTCACTTTGAGTAATCCTTCTCTTGCGGGCAAATGCCGGCGACGGGACAGTCATCGCAGTACATGGCCTGGCCGATGCCGTAGCCGCGGTTGACGTGGATACAGCCGTGCGGCTGGTCGCTCGGCTTGCGGCCGTTTGGGAGGTTGCCCCCGGTCTCGGTCATCTTGCACGCGACGTGCTGGCAGACGTTTTTCAGGCCTTCCTTGAGCATCAGGGCGCCGCCCATCCGCTGCACCGCCAGGCGCTCTTCGCGGATCTCCCGCATTTCCTCTTCGGAAAGAATGTACTGCATCAGCTGCCTCCGGCGGCACGCTCGTCGAGCAGCTTGGCCAATTCGATCAGGAAGGACTTCGACACACCGATGCTGCACGATTTGCTCATGTCGTTGCCGCGGATCGTAGCCGCCGCCTTCTCGCGGCCCTCACGCTCCAGTGCGACGGTGAAGGCATCGCGCAGCCAGGTCCATTCGCCTTCCTCGCGTTTGATGGTCACGCCGATCTTGGCGAGGTCGCTGGCGCTCAAGTCGTTCAGCAGCTGGCGCAAGCGCTCTAGGAGCGGGTCGTAAGGATCTTCCGTCGACAGGTGGGATTGCGGTGCGATCATGGGCTTGTCTTTCGTTCGGATTGCGTAAGTGCCGCCGCGCCGTTCGATCACAGCAGCGGCGCCACGACGGCGTCAGGGTCGAGCGGTTCGGGATCGGGCGGGAGGCCGCATGCCTTCAGACAGTCGGCGCACGGCTTCCACGGACCGAGGGATGGCTCATCGGCGACGATCTCAAAGCAGGGAGGTTCGCCGTACTGCGCGCAGTCGTTGCGGCAGGCCTCCTTCAGCTGGTCTTCCATTGTGGACATGCGCTTCGCTCCCGGTTGGATGAAGGTCAGTTGCCGCGCGCCGGGAATGCCCTGGCGGTGGATGGGGAGGGCATCGCCAGCCCGACATTCCCGGCAGCGGCATTCGGTCAGGATGCCCTCAATGCGGCTCACAGGGGTACGTGATCCTCGAGATAGGTCACGACGTCGGCGAGTGACGCCAGCTTCTCGGTCTGATCGTCCGGGATCTCGACGCTGAACTCTTCCTCGAGCGCCATCACGAACTCGATCAGATCCAGGCTGTCGAGCAAGTTGCTCGCTCCAGGGTTATCGGCCGCCTCAGCGTGCGTTGTGAAGGGCTTCGGGTGGTCGCGGAACTTCTCCAGGCTCTCGCTGCCGAAGCACTCCTGGAATACCTTCTCGACGCGCTGCTTGATGTCGTTGGTGGCCATACTTCTCTCCAAAATGGGCAGGTTTCGCCCGAAAAGGTCAAATTGAGAATGAAAAGGTCAATGCTGGATGAAGCTGATCGTCCTGTCGGTCTGCCAGCATAATCCGCAGGTTGCGCAACACCGCTCCGGGTCAAGTTGGGCCGGGCAGACCACGCCGGTTGCCAATTCGGCCGTTTCGACCACCTCGGAGCATAAAAGAGGCTGATTGCCACCAGATACGCGAAAAAGTGCCTGATCTTCGAAATCGCGGATCAGATAGAGCACTTCGCGGCCAATTTCGGTGCTTGGGAGCCTCGCGGTGAAGCCGAATATGCGCAAATTCGCGAATTTATGCAGCATTCGGCGCCAAAAATGCACGTATTCGACCGAGAAGAAGTCGCCCAGGACGTGTAATCGGACGATGAAACCAGCCTCATGAACCGCCGAATAGTGCGCCAATTCGGCCGCCAGCCGCAGCGTGAGGAAGCCATCGTCGTGAATGCGCGGGGCGCGGCCCATGTTGTTGCCGTAGCAGGTCAGCCATTCCAGGCAGGATCGCGGGCAAGTGGCCCTTTCCTCGAGCGTCAGTGTGTAGATCGGCATCCCTTTCCACCTGCCCTTGGTCGCCATCTTGCCAATCTTGCGGTTGTGCTCCCCCGACTTCAGGACTCGGTCAGCCATTGCCGCCGGCGTGACCGTCTGGCCGAAGATCGTGCCGCCATTGCGCGCGGCGGGGTGCCACGGCTTCACGTCGACGCGCGGACCGTCACTTTCGGACACGCCGATGAAGCGGCGCTGCCTGCTAGGATCGCGCGCCGGCAAGTTGAGTGCATTCGCCCCGGGCTGACGACCGCGAGGGCGAGACGGCAAGCCGAGTTCCCGGGCTTTCAGGTACACCCCGCCCCGGCTAGAGCCGAGAGCATCAGCGATCGCCACCGTTCGCTCTCCAGCCGCCCACATGCTGCGCAGCTGCTCGCTTCGTTCCGTCGTCCAACGCATCAATGCTTCCTGGCGAGCGTGCTGGCCATAAGGTCGAGCGGGCTGGCGAAAGTCCCTTCCGGGACAATGGCGAGATTGGCAATCAGCGCGTCAACGCTGCAAGTTGCGCCCATGGATCCATAACCGGGCGGCAAGCCACGGAATTGAAAGCGCGTACCGCAGTCTGCGCATTCGACCTCAAGTTCGCAGACGAAGGCTTTCACCGGCCCATCCTCGACGTCGGTAAGCCGCGCGACGTTTGCCCGGACGGCGAAGTTGTGATGGTCGCACATCAGCCTTCGTCCTTATCCAGGGTCAGGTTGCCGTCGGAATCGATGGTCCCCAGCTTGGTGGCATCCATGATCAGCACGCCGATTGCCGCATGAAACTGCTGCGGCTCGGCATTGCCGATCATCACGCCGCTTTCTGGATCATCCTTGCGGCCGAAATAGATGCCGACGAAGTAGTCTTCAGGGCTGATGATCCTGGAGCGGATCCAGTCGAGCGCGTGCGCGAGCATCGAGCCGATCTGCTTGGTCGCCTCCGGAGTCATGCTCCGGCCTCGGCTTCAGCATCGGCCTCATCGGCATCGACCCATACCAGGTGCTTCTCGACCCAATCCAGGTCGACGGGCACGCTGATCGTGCCGGCCTTGGTGGCACCGAACAGGATGCTGTAGCCGACCGTCGTTTCGCCGCCGCGCATGCGCCAGCCAGGCTTGCCCTTCTCCAGGCTTGCATCGGCGGCCACGCAGAGCATCGCGGCGCCGTCGTCGAACGTCTCGATGCCATTCGGTCCCTTGCGCGTGCCGATGATCCGCTTTTCCTCGATGTCCATCAGCTTGCGATGGCCCAGCTGCTTCGCGCGCGTCAGCCGGCGCATAGGCTGCGCGAAATCGCGGCCGGTCATGACGACCTTGGTGTAGTTCTTCCGGTAGGGATCGATCCGGATAACGGTGACGTCCAACTTCGACATGCTCTTCTCCTATGCTCCGGCCTGAGACCGGATGGCCTTGTGCAGTTCTTCGGCGGTGACCGGGGTGACCGGGCCGACCAGGAAGGGAAAACGGATAGGCTGGAGCGCCATCACCGATCGATATTCATCGCCCAAGCCGCGCCGCTCGAGCACTTCGGCCAGGTTCTCAGCGGTAAGGCCACCTGGCTCGTCCACCTGCCAGACAAGCGCGTCGAACAGGCGTGCGACATCATCGCGGCGCCAAGGCACTGAAGCGATATCCTCGACCATCCTCTGAAGGTAGGCGACATGGCGCAGGATGCCCTTGGCGAGCGCTTCCTCGACGGCCGTGTTGACCGCTTGGCGCGCAGGCGCGGGGGCGCGGTGACCGGTGATCGCCGAACGGTTGAGAAACGACTGCATGCGCGTCTGGAACCCATTGGCGAAGCTCTCGCGGACATCGATATCCTTGATCAATGCCAGGGTGTCGCGGATCTCTTTCCTGACGCGCGATGTGACGGCGGTGTCGCCCTTGCCGTGCTTCAGGCGCTCGAGCGCATCCCGCCAAAGGATGTCGATGATGCCTTCCCGGTTGCCCAGGATGGCGCTGACGGATTCCGCGCCCTGCTTGCGCGCGATGTCGTCGGGATCCTGCCCCTCTGGCGCGAAGACGAACCATAGGCCCTTGCCGGCGGTCAGCAGCGGCAGGGCACGCATCGCCGCGCGCAGCGCCGCCGCACGACCGGCCTTGTCGCTGTCGAACCAGATCGTCGGGGAGTCGACCAGCCGCCATGCCAGCGCCATCTGCGCTTCGGTCAATGCGGTGCCGTTCGGCGCGACCGCTTCATCGATCCCCACGCTGGCCAGGCCGATGACATCGAAATAGCCCTCGACGATTAGCAGGCGATCCTTGGCGCGCGCGGCCGGCGCAGCGCGGTGCAGGTTGAACAGCGTGCGACCCTTGTCGAAGACGGGCGTGTCCGGGCTGTTGAGGTACTTCGGCTGGCCTTCGCCGATGATCCTGCCGCCGAAGCCGATGACACGCCCACGCGCGTCGTGGATCGGGATCATGATGCGGTTGCGGAAGAAGTCGTAGACCGTGACGCCGGCGGGATTGGCCTTGAGCAAGCCGAGCTCGACTAGCTTCGCCGATGGAGCGCCGATCTCGGCGATGAACGGCTTTTCGCCCATACGCGTCATAGGAGCGAAGCCGATTGCGAACTTGCGCAATTCAGCAAGTTGGATGCCGCGGGAGTGAAGGTAGCTGCCGGGCGCGTCCTGGATGACGTCGCTAAGCCGGACCTGGAAGCGAGACGCAGCTCGCTCCATGATCTCGAGGTTGCCGTCTTTCGCTCGCTCCCGCTCGGCCGCGCGCGGATCCTGCGCGGGCACTTCCATGCCGGCGGCCTGCGCGAGCTCCTTCACCGCGTCGATGAACGTCATGCCGCACTGGTCGGTCATCCACCGGATCGCATCGCCATGCGACGAGCATCCGAAGCAGTGATAGAAGCCCTTGTCGTCGTTGACGTAGAACGATGGCGTCTTCTCGTCGTGGAAGGGGCAGCAGGCCCGCCACTCCTTGGCATTGCGCTTCAAAGGCACGGTCTTGTTCACCAGCGTCGACAGCGTGGTGCGGTCACGCAGCTGGTCTAGCCAGGCGGTGGGGATGGTCATAGCGGTTGCGCCGAGATCCAGGCGTCAAGATCGCTCTTGTCGAGCGAGTAACGCTCGGTGCGGACACCGGTCGCGTCCAATCTCTTATCGCGGACGCTACGCGGCGAGACGATAGGCATGCCCTTCTTGCGCATTTTGCAGATCATGACGTGCGCCACCTTGCCATCGGCCTGCATGCCGGTTCCGGCACACAGTTCTTCAGTCGTCAGTCCTCCTTCCGCATCGAGCAGTTCGGCCAGAATCTTGAGCTCGAGGCGAGTTATGCGCCCGTCCAACAGAAGGCCCACAAGCGGAAAGCACATTCGTAAATCGTCAAGATAGGTCACAGGCGCCTCCACACAGCGCCGTACTTGCGCTTTCCGCAGCGGCGACATGATATACAGCCCCAGCCCTTGTCTTTGACGCTATGCCCGCGAAAGAAGCAGACGATCTCACGCCGGAAGATCCAGATCAGGCCCGGGCCGGCGCCCAGCACCAACCCGAATGCGAAATGAGGCCAGGAAATCATAGCTCTGCTGCAACCCCCGTATTCCAGTCGTCGATGTGGTGGAAGCGAACGAACGGATAGCGCTTGGTGAAGTTGGCCTTGCCTTCGCAACCATCCTTGTCGCAGGCGTGGAGGTATTGGACCGGCGCAGTCGGATAGACGACTCCGTTCGGCTTCAGCTGTCCTTGCCCGCATGCGCCGCACCGGCGGATCACCAGGACCGGCGCAATGCAAAATTCCTGTTCCTCGCCGGCGCTCACAGCCCGGCTCCCTCTGGCGTCGGCCAGTTCCAGAAGCCTTGGAAGCCGCGCATCGGAACGGGCTCGTCCCACACTTCGACGTCGAGCATCGGCCAGCCGAAGTTCGCATGCTCGTTGCGGTCGCTGTCGTTCACGCGCGGGAGGCCGAACTCTTCGGCGATCTCCAGTCCGTTGCGCGGCTCGCCCAGGACGGCGGTGCCGAGACCGGCCGACATCGGCAACGGCAGGCACGACGAAGAGCGGCATTTCACTATAGCTCGCTCCAGGATCGGTATCGCCTTATCGGCGTGCAGGCAGGTCTCGGCCCGATCCTCCGGCGATCCGTATTTCAGGATGTGGCGCAGATCCAGGCACTCCTGTTGGTCGATCTTGCGAGCCGAAGCGTGGATGACGATGCGCTGGCCAATCAGCTTGGCGTAGGATGGTCCGCGCTCGCGAGGGCTCCAGCCGCGGAACTCGAAGGGCTTGGCGCCGACCATGATCAGCGAAGCCCAGGGCTGGTAGATGGTGAGAGCTTTCAAAACGATATCTCCTGAATGCGGCCCGCGCCGCGCTTCCACTTTACCCGGGGCCGTCGTGGATCACCGGTGGCCGGCTGCGCGAGCAGCTGATCCTTGATCTCTTCGACGTGAGCATTGCCGGCGGGGGTGAGTTTGCCTTCCGGCGTCAGCAGCCCCCGCGCCACCAGGTCGTCTCGCAACGCCGTCATGGCTTTCGATCCAACGCGCGGTAAAGGCGAACTGCGGACCGACCGAGTGCGCGAGTGATGGTAAAGCCGATGTCGAGTCCTACGCAGACGCCAGCACTGATCGCCACCGATATGCCGAACAGTTGGAAAAGCGTTTGCATCACTTCACCCCCGGCGCGGGAAGAAGCCCCATTGTCACGTCCGGTGTGCCGGTCTTGTATTCCAGCGCTATCGGCTCGGCCACGCGCTCGTAGACCGTCTGACCGTTAGCCATGACGACGTTCGCCAAGAATGCCTGCTCAAGGGTTTCAATGCCGCTCTCGACGCTTTCCAGCTTCGCCTTGATCACCAGGAGCAATGAGCGCGCCCGTTGACGCCTGTGCTTCGCCAGCCTGGCCTCGCGTTGCGGTGTCGACATGATCGAATTGCGGCCATCCTTGAGCGGGATGTCGTTGAGGGTGCTGAGAGGCAACTTGAACCGGATCAGCCGCTCCGAAAGCACAAAGTGGATCTCATGCCGATCAGGCCCTTCGTAATTCCCAACCTGATCGGCGCCGGCGCGCTTTACCATCTTCAGGATCTCGGCAATGGATGCCTCGAAAGAGATCTTCGTTTCTTCGGCGAAAGCCATCAGATCTCTCCCTTGGCGCGGCGGTAGCAGTTGCCGCAGATGTAGCCCTTACGACGACCGAGCGCCGGCAGGATCCACAGCTTCCAGCCGGTGTCGGCGGCGTGCCGCTTCAGCCGATTGACGAAGCCCTCGATCGTGTCGTTCGCGTCGAGCGCCAGGCTGCGGCCACGATTGCTGTCGCAGGGCGCCTTGGCATCCCGGGCGCGCGGCTGCTCCGAGTGCCCGCAGACGATTTCGATCCTGATCATGCCGCTTCCTTCTGGATCACTGGCTTGGCGCTGTGTTCGATGCCGTCTAGCAATCGTCCAGCAGCCTTCTTTCCGACCTGCCAACATGACTGGCCATCTGCGAACTGCCCTCCCTTGGACATCGCCTTAGCCGTGCCGGCCATAGTCAACGGGGCCAGGGCGACAGCGGCGGGATGCCCGCCCGGCACCCATTCACCCCACTGCTTGAAGAAGAACGGAACGTCTGCGGCTGCGCACTGGTCGCGTAGGCTTCGGGCCCATTGAGGGTGCAAGGGGCGCGCATCGCGCCCACTCTCACCACCAACGATGACCCAATCGGGCAGCAGGCCGCGCGCGTTGATCTCGCCCAGCATTGGCTCGACGCTCGCAAAGGTGAACCGCGCGCCCAGCACTTCGCCGGCACGCTTCAATTTGGTCATGTCCCGGTCCCACTCGTCCTGGTCGACCATCGTCGCGCCCAGGGCGGCGTTCGGCGGCAGTGCGGCGCTGGATCCGTGCCTCAGCACATCGGTCATGCGTTCGGCGTTGCCGATGCGCTTAGACAGCAGCAGGTAAAGCAGGTTGGGCGTCTCGCGCATGCGATCAAACGCCTGGTTGCGCCAAAGCTGGTCAACCTCATTGTCCCATATATCGCCGAGCGACAGGCAGAAGACGGTATCCACGCGGCCAGCCGCAGCAGCTTCCCGGTTCCACTTGATGGGATGATTCCACGTCCCTTCGGTAGTTCGGACGCGACCTTCGCCGGCGCCCCAAATGACGCGCCCATAGCGGTGATCCATAAGCTCTTCGGCGTAGCAGTGCAGGCACGCCGGAGAGACGGCGGTGCAGCCGATCCACGGATTCCAGGTGTGCTTGCACCACTCGATTTTGCTGTTCTCGGCCATGGTGTTTCCTTCGTGATTTGTGGCCGGAGCGGGAGTGATTCACCGCCCCGGCCAACCCTGGTGCGACCCGAGGGCTAGAGAACCAGATCCTTGGCTTCCTTGAACTTCAGGACGTCCCGCCCGGCGATCTGGATGGATTCCCCGGTCTGAGGATTGCGCCCCTGACGCTCTGCCTGCGGCTTGACCTTAAACACGCCCATGCCGGGCACGCGCGCGCCATTACGCGGGTCAGCCTTGGCGACGGCGACGATAGACTGCGAGACGGCAGCGAGGATCTTCTCCCCCTCGACAGCTGTGTATCCCCGCTGCTTCAACTGCTCGATGATCTTCGACTTCATGACGATGCTCCAGACCCTGAGTTGTCGTTGCCGTCGCTTTGGGCCTGATTGGCGGCGGCATCGCTCGCCAGTTCGGCGAGGCGATCGGTGATGATCCCGTTGATCCATTCGCGCGTCTTCTGCGGCGCGGCTTCACGACAGGCTTTCTCGTCAGCGACCAAGGAGTCGACCGCAGCTTGATCCTGCGCGGCCACCAGCTTGCGCTCGAATTCCACCAGCCAGGCGTTCCACTCGTCGTCACCAACCGGCAGCGGCGCGGCGCTTGCCTTGGTGGATGCCTTGGAGGGTTCTGCTTCTGCCTTGGAGGCTTCGACCTTCTTCCCGGCGGCAGCAACATGCTCTTCCTCGCGCGCCGGCTGGTTGCCGAAGCCGAGATCCACGCCGCCGCTGTTGCCGGAATTGTCCTCCAGCTGCTGCGTCTGCTGCTGACGGGTCGGTCGCGGCGGCAGGTTGTGCCCGATGAGGCCATGCGGGTTCTCGGCTCGCTGCATGTCCGGGAACAGATCGCGCTGCTCCATGTCGGCGATGGCGTTACGCTCGCCCAGCGGCAGGGTCTTGCGATGGAAACGCAGCACGGTCTTCAGCCACATCTGGCGCGGCCAACGCTTCCAGACGCCCTTCGCCTCTTTCTTGTACTTATCCCAGCCGGATTGAGACGACTGCATCACGTCTTCGACTTCGTGCTTGCGCAGGAAAGCCGTCGTCTTCACGCCGCTCTTCAACGTGGCAACGGTATAGGCGAAGAGCATCGGACCCGTCTCGCCCGTCATGCAGGGTTCGTGAAAGACTTCGCCGTTGGTGCCGCGCGTGAGCCGCCACTCGTCGTTCTCGTAAACGACCTCTGCCTCTATCGCGAGAACTTCGCCACCGCGCAGGATCTGCTGGATCAGCCCGAACACCATCGGAAAATACTGCGCGTGCTTCTCGTACACCGGGTTGTCGTATGTCCCGATGTTGACGTTGTGGACGACGATCGCCGCTTCGCGCCCGTCGGGCCGCAGCCCATCGTAGGCCGCCTTGACGCAAGCATTGACGATCGAGACCGGCGAGGCCTCGAGCACTTCAGGGCTGTTGCGCAGTGCCTGGTTGACGGTGGCGTAGAAGTTTTCGAACGGCACGTCGGGCGGCAACACGTCCTCGACTTCGCCGCGCCGCGCGACCAGCGCCTTGAGCACCTGATTGAGGCTCTGCTGAAGCTCGACCTTCTGGTTCGGGCTCAGTTCCTTGGGCTTCTGCTGCTGATTGTTGGGACGCTTCGCCATGATGGCTCCTACTTGACGCGAACGGTCGGGGTGGTCGTCTTCTCGACGCCGGGAATGTCGCCCAGGTGGCGCGCCATGGACTTGATCACCTGCTTCACCGCGGCCTGAACCGTCGGCGAGCTCATGATGTAGTCGGGCACCAGCCGAATGTCGGTGATGATGTAGTCGGTGACGTCGGCTGTCGTAACTACGCCGCCCAGGTCGCCGACGATCTTGCGCCGCTTCGCCGGCCGCATACCGGGCACGCTGGTCGGCGCCGGCGCGGCGGGCGCGCCATAGTCGATGTGGGCGCGCACACCATCGGGCTTCGGATCCGGCGCGTTGACCTCAGCTACCTGCGGACCGCCCTGCATCTTGGCCATGAAAGCATCCTGCTCGGCCTGCTGCGCGGTGATGCGCTTGTCCTCATCGTCGTTCCACGCCTGCAACCGCTCGCGCAGCTGCGTCAGCGCATCTTCGGCCGAACTCCAGAAATCGTCCGCGATCGACTTGCCGAGATCGCGCGCCTGGTGATGTGGATCTGTAAGTTCGCGCCTTGCAGCGTCGATGCGCTTCTGCACCTTGTCCGCGATGCTGATGATGTCGCCGGCTTCGGCTGCGGTGAAGCGATCGATCACTTGCTTGCGACTGGCGCTGGCGACGATCTCATCGCGCCGCTTCTGAAACCGCTCGAGCGCTTCGGGCATCGCCACGCGCATGACCTGCACCGGATCCGGCGGGAGGTTGTGATCGCGGGGCGCCGGGCCCGGCTGGTCTTCGTCAGGGATCACCGGCAACGGCTCCAGATCACGGCCACGAACGCGGTGGCGAAAATTATCATGAGGATGGTCGCGTAGGGGTCAGGAATGCCGAGCAGGCCGATGCCGGCGCCCAACGCCGCAGAGACCAAGCCGGCAACCAGAACCACGGCGCAGTCTTTGGTGCAGGTGTCGGTTGTGTCGCGAGTGATCATGGTAGGGTCACCGTCATGGGGTCTATGCGCCCGCCAATCTCGGCATGCGCGTCGTCGGGATCATACGCCTTCGCCCACTCGGCGCGCTTCAGGCGGAACTTCCATTCGTCCTCACCGATGGGCAGGCGGGCGCAAGACGGCCAGATATCGTCCAGGTTCTCGATCCGGATGCCGCCGATCTTGACCGGCTGATCCTCGAGCAGCTGAAAGCCAACCTGCACTTGCCAGCGCCAAGCGCGATCCAGTTCCTCGCCGTCATCGTCGAGCGGCGCGCCGAACCAGACGCGGATCGGAACGTCGACGCGGCCTTCGCGCCGGATCAAGTAGAAACCCTCGATCAGCGCGTCGGCGCCAGCGCGTTCGCGGATGAAGGGCTGTGGAATCACAGGACGGTCTTGACCAGGTCACTTACGGTCATTTTGACCTGAGAGACGGTGAACTCTTCCAGACGAGCCCAGCTGATGAGCATGGCGGCAACGGGAATGCGCATCGAATGCTCATCGGACTGAAGGCTCTCGGCCACCACGTACACCCCGGACGTCACCAGCATATTACGGACGCTGACAGAGAGGGAGCTATGCGCCGCGCAAGCTGACGCGATTGTCTGAAGTTTGGGGACCATCAATATCTCCTGAAAATAGGTGATGGCCAGGAATGACGGGGCACCCATTCGGGGGGCAGGGGCTTCGGATGCCCCGTCACGCCGACCGGGCCAATCGGTCAGCGCCATTTGCGTATCGCCTTATTTTTCGGGCTTCGCAAGCGCTAAAGTTCAGCCTGCTAAATTTCTTCTGGACGTCGATTCCCCGCCCGAGTAGGCGTGGGGAATGAGCACTACATCATCGAAAGCGAAGCACGCCGACGCCGACGCCATCAAGCGTGTGGGCACGAAGGCCATCATGGAACACTTCGCAATCGGCGCGCCGGCGGTGTCCCTCTGGCGCCGTGATGGCATCCCCAGGAACTGCCGTAATCCGATGATCCTGCTCGGCGAAAGTCTCGGACACGACATGTCCGATCTGAAATTGCGCCAGGAGGCGTGATCCACGCCGGTTCGCCGGCTTATCGAAGGAAAGACCATGGCAAAACGAGCGACGACGGAAACCGTCCAAGCTGACATGCAGCCGCCCAACTATCGGGGGGCTGTCCAGCGCATCCGCAGCATCAAGGCGAAGCGCGAGAAGATCGGCAGCGTGAACGGCGAAATCGCCGACATCTACGCGAAGATCGAAGGGATGAAGGTCAACAAGAAGGCGGCCAAGATCTTCGACGTGCTCGACCGTCTGGAGTTGGTCGATCGCAACGACGTGCTGCGCTCCTTCCAGGGTTTGGTGGACGCATCGGGTTGGGAGGCGGATGCCGAAGATCTCGTCAGCAGCGCCGACGGCAATGTCGTGCCGATGCGCTTCAACAGATCAGCCGCCGAAGTCGCCGGTGACGGTGATGGGGTTGGCGATGACGAGGAAGACGATGAACTCGATCGCGAACTGAACGATCTTGGTGGCGAGGATCGGTCGGGAAACGTCGGTACGGCGCCGGAGCAAGCTGAGCCCGTCGTCGACACCAACAGCATTCTCGATCGCATGGAAGCATCGGAGGCCGGCGCTATCGATGGCATGGTCGAAGAGCGGCCGGATGACGCGCACCCTGGCGACGTGACAGACGGCTTCCAGGAAGCGACCGACGAGGAACTGGCTGCGCAAGCTGGGCGCGGTAAGGGGCGCAAGCCCAAGGCCGAGAAGCCTGCCGAGCCCTTCACCGGCGACAACAGCGACCTGGCGCCGCAGGACAAGGCATGAAGACATGCGCCGTAGGGCTGGACCTTGCGACGACGACGGGATGGGCGTGGCATCGAAACGACGGGATGCCACGCCCGTTCTTCGGCGCCATGCGTCTGCCGGGGAGCGTGGGTGAGGTAGGGCAAGCCGCAGATGCGCTCGAGCGTTGGTTACGGCAGTTGTACCTGACACTGCGCGACACCGGCCCGCCGACCCATTACTTCTTCGAAGCGCAGCACATCGACGGCAAGATCAACATCGACACGGTCTACAAGCTGATCGTGCTCGGCGGGATCGTCGAGAAGTTCGCGTTCCAGACCGGCGCGAAAGTCTACAAGGTCCACATCAGCGAGTGGCGCAAGCATTTCATCGGCCGCGGATCCGGCTTCAAGCGCGATAAGCGCACGAAGAAGTACCTGCCGGGCGAAGACCCGAAGGAATGCGCGATCCAGCGCTGCACCGAATACGGTTGGCATACCGATGTCGCCGATGCTGCCGAGGCATGCGGGATCCTCGACTTCGGTCTGTCGATGCTCGGCGATTTCCATCCCCGCCCCTGGCGTGACGCAACCCTCATGAAGAGCCTTCAACGATGAGCAAGAGCCCTAAGGCCGAAGACCTGCCCCTGCCGCCCGTACCCGATGAGAAGTTCAGCATCATCAGCCTCGATCCTGCCTGGCATCATGAGACGCGGGCACCGCTGAAAGATGACGCGGCGATGCGCACGCCGCAGAAGCATTATCCCACGATGTCGCTCGAGCACATCGCATCGATCCCGGTTCGCCAAATGGCGAAGCCGGATGCGTGGGTATTCCTCTGGATGACCGGTCCGCTCATGGTGCGCGGCGTTCACAACAAGCTGTTCGAAGCCTGGAACGTGAAGCCTTCGTCGCTCGCCTTCGTGTGGATCAAGCTGTGGAACAACACCGACGTCGCGCAGTTCGGCCGCACTCCGCTCCTGGAGCAGGATCTCGCGCTCGGCATGGGCCTGACGACCCGGCAGAACGCCGAATTCGTTATGCTCGGCAAGATCGGTAGCCCGCGCGTGGGCCGCCATGACATCCGCCAGGTGATCGTCTCGCCGCGGCGCGAGCATAGCCGCAAGCCGGAAGAGTATTATCGGCGCGTCGAGCACTTCGCCGTTGGTAACCGTCTGGATTGCTTCGCCGGCGCCGAGCGCACCGGCTGGACATCGTGGGGCTGGAGCCACCGCAGCGAAGAGCGAGTCGACCAAGCCGTGCAGCGCACTGGTCGCCGCGCGCTGTGTCACACCTGCGAGAAGCCGGCGCCGGTGAACGACGTCGGGGTCTGCGCGCCCTGCATGGAGGCGGCCGCGCTGTGAACGCCGATCGGCTCGTCAATCTCACGGCAGAGGCGGCGCTGCTTGGCGCGCTGATGCTCGACAACCGGTTGATCGTCCAGATCGCCGATCGCGTGAAGCAGGACGACTTCGGCGATGCCCTGCACGGCCGCATATTCACGGCGGCTATGAAGTTCGCGGCCAAGGGCATGCGCGCAGATGCGATGACGCTCCGACCGCTGTTCCACCACGATCAGGATGCGCAGTACGGTGAATATCTCGATCAGCTGGTGGAGTCGCCAGCCGTTGTCGACGCGGCCAGCGCGATCGCCGATCAGGTCGCCGACTTTTCGGCGCGGCGCCATGCCCGCGACGTCATGCGATCGGCGCTCGGCGCCTTGGAGGATGATCTCGATCGCGACGTCGGTGAGATCTGCTCGCAAGTCGAGAACGCCGGCTGGGCTGCATCACAAGGCGGCGAAGATGACCTGGCTTCCGACGTCGCCGAACTGGTCGGCCTTGTAGAAGAGCGAGACGATAGGATCTGCCTGGATGCGCAAGCGGCGGGCATTTCAAACCGGCTGATCGAAGATATCGACCTGGGGTTGGGCCTGCTCGAGCCGGGCACGTACAACCTGGTGGCGGGTCGCCCTGGCATGGGCAAGACCGCCTTGGGGCTATCGGCCGGCTTGGGCTACGCGATGAACAGCCACGCAGGCCTGTTCCTGGAATACGAAATGACGAAGGAGCAGCTGGGCCTGCGTGTCGCCGCCGACTGTGGTCACGCGCTCGGCTACAAGCTGCCTCACGCCTCTCTGCGGAAGGGCGGTCTCACGCGCGACCAGCGTCTCGACTTGGCCGACATTCGGAAGAAGGTCGCCACGTTGCCCATCAGGTTCCTGACGCCGAAGAGCTCCGACATTCGGCGGCTCTGGTCGCTGGTCTCGCGGCAGAAAGCGCTGTGGGCCGCGATGGGCCGCAAGCTGGAGTTTGTCGTCGTCGACCAATTGACCTTGATCACCGCGACCGACGAAGCCGGACGGCAGATCGAAGATGACCGCAAGCGCATGAGCTTCGTATCGAAGATGCTCAAGCGGCTGGCCAAGGATCTGGACGTCGTCGTGATCGCGCTGACGCAGCTATCGCGCGGTGTTGAATCGCGGTTGAGCAAGCGGCCGATGCTTTCGGACCTGAAGGAGTCGGGGAGCCTGGAAGAGGACGCCGACACCGTGACCCTTCTGTTCCGCGAAGAGGTCTACCTCAAGCAGAACGAGCCGAAGCGCGGTGAACGGGATAAGCAAGGCCACGATCTGCACGAAGAGTGGGAGGCCGAAATGCATGCCGCTCACGCCAAGATGGACATGATCTTCGCGAAGAACCGGCACGGCAACTCCACGACGCGCACAGCCCGCTTCTTGGGCGAGTTCTCGTCTGTCCGCTCGAGCGACTTCGACATGTATTCCGACCAGCCAGCGATGCTGTGAGGGAGGACTCGACGGCGCCGCTCGATGAAGCGTAAATGGAATGGCCCCCGGAGCGTCAACTCCGAGGGCCGGTAGATGTCTAGGGCAAGACAACGAGCTTGGGGCTCCTCCCCCATATACGAGCTCCGAGTCGGCCCTGCAACAGAAAGGGCTAGACACCGATGAACCGTAATATGAAGGCAATCACCTGGGCCATGGAGGTAAGGGGTCTCGAGCCCGGCCCATGGCGGGTGCTCATGGTCCTGTGCGGGCACGTCAACAAGCGCGACTACGAGGTCTGGCCGTCCTTCCGCACCATTGCTGAGAAGGCAGAGATCAGTCGCGATTCAGCGAAGCGCTATGTGTCTCTTTTGGTCGACCACGGCTTCATCGAATTGGTTGGCGCGATGTGGCGTGAGACCGGCGGCCGCAGCACAAACAAGTACCGCATTTGCGTCGACCAGATCGACGTGTCGCATGCCGATGACGAGGAAGAGGATGACTACACCTCGCAGGCTGACCCTAGGGGCAATCTGCACCGGGGGCAGGGGCAAGGCTCTGCACCGGGGGCCGGGGGCACTGCTGCACCTAGCAAGGAACCTCTTAAAGAAAGAACCTCTCAATTAGAAGATTCCCCTCTCTCCTTCGGAGAGCCCCCCCCAGGGGATGAAGCTGGATCGAATTTGCCAGCAATTGTCGACCAGCCGATGTTCGCGCTGATCCCGGACGCCGAGCCCGAACCGGATCTGATCGAATACGTGAAGGCCGAATGGGCAAAGCTATCGGCGGATCATCCTCGCATCGCTAACCCTCGCGTCTGGAACGATGCCCGCACGAAGAAGATCAGGGCGCGCGCGATGGACGTCGTTCGCGACAGTGACGAGCCCATCACGCCGTTCCATGTGTGGGATCAGATCTTCGCAGCGATACGCGGCTCCGAATGGCTCCGCGGCGACAGCGCGCCGTCGAGAGGCTACAGTGAGTCCTTCGTCGTTCATCTGGACTTCGTGCTTCGGCAGTCGGAGTTCTTCAAAATTCTTGAGAAGGCCCCGATCGATGCCGAGAGAAATCGTACCATCCCGACCGTCAATGGCCGCCAACTTAGCGGCTCCGAGCAGGCAGCGTATCGCGCAATCCAACGCCAAATCGCTCGTAGAAAACAACAACCATCCTGACGAGATCCGCGTTGCGGCCGAGAAGATCCGCGACGACATCGCCGAAGCGTTGGTCGGATATCGTCAGGAAACGCTGCCGCTCAACGAGATCGACGACATGGCGATGGGCACCTTCGTCGCCGACGAGATCACCGGCTTCGTCCGGCTCGTCGGCGGCGGTTGGCAGCAAGTGCATCGTGACGAGTTCGTCGACCAGTGCGTGCTGGAGTTTGGCGAAGTGCCTTACTCGCTGCTGCTGCCGTCGGTTCGGCGCGCGCGGCGCCAGGTCTACGAAAGCAAGCGGTTCGTGTCGTGGGTATTCGAAGACATCGCCAAGCCACTTGTTCGATTGGAGAACGAAGGCGAGATCTTGCGCAAGCTCGCGAAGGCGGCTGGTCTGATCTGACATGGCGAACAAGACCGATCCACAACGACTGGTCGATATCAAGGCGCACCTTCGCAAGGTGAAGCCCGCAGATATGTTCTCGACCGGCGATCTTGCGGCGATATGGGGCGTGACGAAGCCCCGATGGGTGAACAAGGTTGCCGAGTTCGCCGAGTTCCCGTCGGCGGTGCCCAGCGGTAACGTGAACCTCTACCCGGCACGGGCGGCGCTCCAGGCGATGAGAGCGCACCTGGAGCGTCATCAGCAAGCGGCAACCGAGCGTGCCCGTCGCACGGCGGCGCTGATCGGCGGCGGCACGGCGACGGAAGAAATGCTGATGCATTACTCGCCCGCCGAGATCGCCTCAATGAACCGGACCCAAGCGGACATCGAACAGCGCGAGCGCGATCAGCGTCTGTGGGTCCGCATGTCGGATGTCGAGCAATGCGCTAGTGCCATCTTCAGCATCCTTTCGGATTTCGCATCCGGTCTGTCGAACCGGCTGGACCCGCACGGACGTCTAGCGCCTGAGCTCCGCGCCATGGTCGACACCAATGCGCAACTGGAGCTATTGAAGGCGCACAGAGAGATAAAGGGTTTGCTCGAAGACGATGCTGTGGGTGGAGCAACTGGAGCAGCGGCTAGGAAGGCTGCACCGTCGCGAGCACGTCGCAAGCGCTAAGGCGGGGTTCCTCGCGCGGCTGGACAACCTTCTTCCGGCGCAGTCGATCAGCATCAACCAGTTCGCCGCCACGAAGCGGAAGATGGTCAACCAGGGCGGCGAGCCCTTCGCCTACGATCCTTCGCTGACGCCCTACGCTGCCGCGATCAACGATGCCTGCGACCACCTGGCAGTCCGCGTCGTCGCGGTGAAAGGCAACACCCGTTCAGCCAAGACCGTCAGCGCCGAGAACATGGTGCTGCGAAACGCCACCTATGGCCCGCTGAAGAACGTCCTGTGGTTCATGCAGGACGAGGACTCGCTTAACGACTACATCGACGAGCGCGGCGAGGAAATGCTTCGGATCCATCCCGAAGTCGCCGAAAAGATCGACTGGACCGATCGCAAGAACGGCCGCAAGCGCAAGATGATCGGGCGCGCTCTCTGGCTCTGGCGCCCGGCGACGTCCAGGGCGCTGCGCGCGAAGGCCGCCCCGATAATCGTCGCCGACGAAATCGACGCCTACGCGAAGAAGATTCGCGATGCGATCATGACCCTGATCACGTCGCGCCAGGAAGAGTTCGGCACCGCGGCGAAAGCCTACCTGTGCTCGCACCCTGACGCCGGCCCGGACGGCGGCATCGACCTGGTGCTCAAGGACTCGCTTCTGCACCTGTGGTTCGTGCGCTGCCCGCACTGCGGCGGGACATCCTCGCCGGCGGCCGAGGTCGAAGAGTGGGGCAAGCTGCGGATCCGTTGGAACGTCGCTGAAATGATGGGCCTGGCGGCCGAAATGGATCGCGTGCCATTCCTGGATCATGTCGCGGCGAACGTCGAACTTGTCTGCCCCCACGAAGGATGCGGCTCGCTCTTCGGCCCCGAGGAACGGCTCGAGCTCATGAATGCGGGCCGCTGGTTGCAGCAGCACCAAGAGTGGCACGAAGACGGGACGGTGACGGGAGAGCCGAAGGTCGCGGCTACCATGGGCTTTGTCATCCATGCCTTCATGGCGCCGTTCGTAAAGCTGCGCGAGACCGCGCGCGATTGGGCAGCGGCCAAGCTGACGCTCGATAACACCGGTGTCGAAACTCACTTCCGCGAAGTCGTCGTCAAGAAGCTGGGCGAGACCCCGCAGTCGGCGAAGGCGGAAGAGCAGGTCGAGCACTGGAAGACGGTGCAAGCGCGCATCGCCGCGCCCTATCCGCTCGGCTACGTGCCTGCCGGCGTGAAGTTCCTCACCGCATTCGTCGACGTCCAGGGTGATCGTTTCGAGGTCCGCGTGATCGGCTGGGATCTCGGCAAGCAGTCCTGGCTGATCGACTCCTTCCCAATCAAGCAATGGCCGGCGTTCGGGAAGCACAAGGCGTTCGACAACATCGATCCCGGCAACCGCCTGACCGATTGGGACATCATCGAGGAAGCGGTGATCTTCCGCACCTATCCGCTACAGGCCAACCCGCAGCGAAAGGAAGCAGGCCTGCCTGAGCTCTTCATGCCGATCGCCAAGACCGTGGTGAACAGCGCGGGCCAGCCAGGCGTGACGAACAATGCGCGCGTGTGGGCCGCGAACACGCTCGGCCGTAAGGGCGGACGCCTGGTGCAGCAGTACCAGATCATGCTGATGTACGGTAACGCCAGCCGCAAAGGCGAGCTCTACGGCAAGTCGAAGCCGCACCTGTTCGACGACAAGGGCAAGCCGCTGCTGACGCAGGTGTTCGAACGCAACCCGAACGTCCACGACGTCAAGCGCATGATCTCGCTGCGCATGAAGATCGAAGAGGCTGACGCACCGGGCCGCATGAACATGCCGCTCAACATCGCGCCGCGGTATTACAAGGAACTGACGG